GGATTCTAGAATATGATTGCGTGACTATAAAATCAAAACTAACATTTTGATCTTGCCCGTTTGATGCTGAGATTAGGGTGGATTGGAGTTGATATCCTAAAGGAAAAAATTGGTTAAGGGAGGTTGGATTTATATAATAAAGTCCTAAATAATCGCTAGGTCTATAATCACTCACCATACAATATAAACTTTGGGTTGAGGGTGAGGTTGACCCAATTCTTCTTATCTTACCATGTATTTTAATTTTATATTGGGTTGTTGGGATATCTTTTAGATAAAAAAAAGAAGTATTATCACTAACAAAACTTTCAAACCACCCAGCTATATTACTTGAAGAAGAAGTTGGAAAATATAAGGAAGTCCAACTTCCAGCCCATTGAATCTCAGGAGATGAAAAACTAGCATTAGTTTGACTTTGTCTAGTAGATATAACTTTAATATTATTAAGAGCTGTGCTTACGTTACTAGAAGTAGCATAAACAGCTATGTCAGGAGTAATAGTTTGAGTTAAATTATTATTTTGAGAAGTAGGAACTATAGTAAATAAAAAGTCATTAACATTTTGTCTAATATTAGTTATAGGGTATGAAGTGGGTCCTCCTAAAATATTACTACCAGATATACCTATATTATTAATATCATCTATACCTTTAGGATGATTTATAACAAGTTCTTCTAAATCTAAGAATTTAGATGAGTTATTATATCCTTCTCTATCTATAGTAGATATTTTTATTCTTTTTACTCCTGATGTAGCCATTATAAATTATAGATTACTTCCACTGTCATAAAATAAATATAATGATCCACTAGATGATATAGGTCTATCAATAAAATCACGAAGTAGTAATGTATTATTAGGTATAAAACTATCAAAATATACTTCAACATTACTACCATCATCAGGAAGTGTGTTTGATGATCCTACAATGGAGCAAGATTGAAATTGAACATTATAAGATTCACCTCCCCCTCCCCCATTTAATGAAGAAGAAATAAAAACAAAAACAACTTCATTATAAGGGGGGGCATGAGATTTAATTTTAATTAAAGGTGTAGCTCTATTAAATATTGAACTTGTAGGTACTCCAGTGTAAAAAGGAGAATTATAAGTTTCATTAGATACAAATATATCAGTTACTTCACTAAGAGTAGAAGCCCCAACAAATATGCTACCTTGTTTTTTAGCTAAAGCTAAATAATTACCTACTATAACACTTTTAAGATCACTTTGACTTGAACTAATAGCTAAAAGTGTATTGGTGTCAAAAGTAAACATAGTATAACCTTGTCCCCCTTGAGATTCAAATAAAGAAGATTCTTGTCCTCTATTATCAGATCCATCACCAAAAACTTTAACAATATTATAAGTATGTTCTGTAGTGGATGGTTCTAAATAAGGATTACCTAGGTTTAAATTACCATTAGTAGCTAATATTTTAGACCCACTTAATTCTCCATTATAAAATTCATCTTGAGATGATTGAGTTAAAATAAATCCTCCAGCAGGACCACTTACTCCATATGTCCAACTTTGTGTTATTTGTGGAGATACTGTGTTTAAAATGGATGAACTATATACATTGATATAATTAAACACCCCACCAGCTCCCCCATTTATTTTACTTATTCTTGAGTGAGAAATATAGGTATCTTCAGTTACAGGATCCCACATTTGTTGTGAGTAAACAGACCCACTATAATCATATTGAGAGATTTCAACTTGAGCTGGTCTCTGTTTATTTCTTTCAAGTAAGTGTTGTTTTATGACTACTCCTGTTGAAAGGCCAGATTTGGCAGGAGTAAAGTCTTTGATCATCTTAAATAAAGAATTATCAAAATATTTGATAAGTCTTATATAATCATTCCAGTTATAATTCTTATAATATTTATCAAAATAAGAATTACGTAGTCTATCTAAATCAGGGTAAGAATAAGCAGTTTCAGATACTTGACGTGGGTCTCCAATATATTCTCCAATATTAAAATATCCCATTGATGAATTAATATCATCATTAATTTCATTTTGAGGTGAAAAAGCTACCTCAACATAATTTACATCTCGAGTATAACTTTCACTTTGGGGGTATCTTTGTTGTATAGTTCTATATGGAGTTAAGACATCCCCAGAAGGTAATATATTATCTTCTATTCTTATTTTTTGAGAAATTCTATTACGAATACCAACAGCGGGTTGATCATAGTATATAAATTCAGTATTAGGAATAAATTTAAACCCTGAAAGAGCGTTACTTATACCGTAAAAACTATTCCCTATAAAGGATTGGGTTGGGTTAGAACCTGTAACTTTAGGATGGGTTGAGGTTAAGTTTCCTACACTAGTGTTTAGGTCTGATCCTAAGGGAGCCCTAAAAACAAGACTTTCAGCTGAGGAAGAATAGGTAGATCCTTCAATAGAATATGGGTTTAAAGTTAAGTCATAAAATTCATTTTCACCTAATTCTATATTATAATATCTTAATTCTTGGTAAGATCCTGTAAATGGGATATAAATATTTCCTCCTAATCTAATAGGATTAGGTGTATAGGGAGGGTTATTTTTTTGGGGTAAATTTAAAACTGTTGACTCATCCCAAGCTAGATTAGAACTAGTATTAGAATTAAAAGTAGTATAGCCAATTTTAAAACCATCATTCCCATTATATATTTTATTAGCTGCTCTTAAAGTATAAGTACTTCCTGATGATATAGTAAAAGACCACCAATTACCATCATAAAAGGGAGCGGTGATGGATGTAATAGAACTAGTACCTGATGTTGAACCTGAGCCCCAGTAAGTTAAAGTAGCGTACTGGTTAGAAGAAGATGGAATAGATCCTGAGTAGGGGGAACTAGAATTACTTGATCCTGTGTAAGTTAGGGTAATAAATCCTGCATGGGTGGGAGAGACAGTATCGGAATCTAAAAGGGCTAAAATATGATATTGATTAGAAGTAGGTAAAGAATAAGGTTTAAATCTAAAAGATAATGTTTTAGGTCTATTATATAGTGATGAATTCCATAAGGGATTTATAATCCAAGGTACAGCTATATCATTAGAATTGGGTAAAGTATTACTAACTACTCCACTACAAAATAAAGCGTAATTAAATTTATTTTGAAAATAATCCCAGTCATTTGTGTTATCTTTATCCTTACCACCAAATTCAGATATTCTAAGGATAGTATCAGGAATACCATAAGTGTTAATTAAGGCTCTTAAACCTTCAACTGTACCTTTTTTCTTAAGTAAATAAGGTAAATTATGATAAATTCTTTTATATATTTCTTTATTTACATCATCTAATTTAGTGACTTCAGAAGAAGCAGTCACATAAGTTGTAATTACTTCAGATCCAGTTGGGGGAAGTAAACTCCCAGAACCATTTATACCTAATAAGGCTGAGTAAAGATCGTCTGATGAGAAGTTATTTTGGTATAAGTTAACACCCATACTTTTAATAGCATCAGACACTATATCTTTAGATATACCATAATTTAGTCTATTATCAGCATCAAATCTATTGGTTATATCTTTAGTGTAGACCCACATATTGTCAAAATGCTGCCCCACCATATCCATAAAGAGAAAGAAGGGAGCATTAGTATTATCATCTTTTACAAAAGAAGGTAAGTTATTAACTATTCTATCAGGATTTTCAATGTCATATTCTGATCCTGAGGTAGTTTGGGTACTTAGCCATGTTAGAGAAGAGACACTTCCAGTAGAAGCTAAAATATAAGGAGGGGTAGAATTAGTTTTAGGATATATATCTGGAGAACCTGATGAGTAGTATTGGTAGTATTCATAACCATCAAAATTCTTAATAATATTTTCTATTTGTTTTTCTAATAAAATAATATTAGAAGAGTTATCTGAAGGGCTTAATGAGTTGAGTTCATTAATTTCATTTTGGTATTCTTCAATTAATCCTACTTTATAGTAAAAATTTTCTACTCTATTTTGGGCTGAAGAAAAGTAGATAAAATCGTTGAAATCACTATAATTAATATTAACTGTTACTCCTTTTTGAGCTAATAAGTTTTGTAACTCATTATAAGAAGAAGTTAGGGTTGTAGTTGTTAATGAAGTTAAATTTTCATAAGGGGTAGAATTATTAACAACATCTTTTAATTGAATTTCAAAATTAGGACCTCTAAGTTTTGGAGAAGGCTCAGGTTCAACTACTTTAGGGGCAAATCTAATATTAAAAGATACAGCTTCAGCTGTTTGTAATACTATCCATAAAGTATCTTTTAATTCAAATTGGATATCTAAAGGTTCATATAGTTTAACTAGAACAGTATATTGATTCTCATTTGAGTTATCAAGAGCTATATTGTTAGCTATAAAAATATTATTATTACCAAAATTTAAATGAAAGTCTTCAAAATAAGGAGAATCATTTAACTCAGTAATAAAAGAAGCTACAACAGATTCAATCTCTTGATTAGTTAAGTTATTAGTAGCTAATCTTAATTCAGTTCTATCAGAACTAATTTCTTGAATAAAGAAAGAAGATGACTGTGAAGAACTTAATTCATTCCTTAAAAAATTATATACAGCTGTGTAATTACCATATTCAAAACCTGCTTTTAAAACATCTTTTTCAGGGTCAATGTTAATAGTAGATACAATACTTTCTCCAGCATTATAATCATGGATTATGGAATAATCTTTATAATTATAGGAAATATATTCTAATAAATTTTGTTCATTATATATTGAAAACTCAACTATATCATCATTAGGTTTAAATTGAGATATAGTATCAAAAGAAGGAATTAATTTAAGATCTTTAGGTGTATATTCCTCAAAAACAGAAGTTGATATTTTTGTTACTACTGTATTAGCCATAATTAAATTGTGTTCGCGTTATTGATAGCGTCTTGAATATTTTGAGTTTGTTCTCTAAGTCTTTGTTCCTCTAACTCAAATAATTCTCTTCTTAAATTATTTATTTCTTCTAATAGAGCTGTTATATCATTATTAATAACATCAGCATTAACATATTCTGAACTTTGTCTAATTAGATATTCATGGGAGTTGACATCTCCAGTTTTTGGGATATCATAAAATATTTCATTATAATTTTGAAAAAATTGATCTACTGTTATTGGAGGGGGAGCAGGTTCTTCAGTTGGTGGAATTAATTCATTAAACTGGTTATTAATAGTTTTTCCATATTTAGTTTTATCATAAACTATCTTATTTAAATCTACCTGTTTCATCCATTAATTATTTTAAAATAATAATTATCATCTAATATTATAGTTTCACCATTTAATACTACTTTCAATAAGATTTGATAATATCTTTCAGGTTCTAACCCATTCATATAGATAGTAAAATAACTATTTGAACTATCAGCACTTATTTTAGTGTAAGTATCATCAAAGTTAAATAGAAATTCATTAGTATCCAAGTCTTTTATAGCATAATATGCTGTCTCTGGGAGGTAATAGTTGGTTGTATAAATGGAAGAAGTTTGGTAGGTTCGGGTTGGGAATTCAGGTCTACAATTAATTCTAAATTTGTATACTTCAGAACGTCTAAATTCAATAGGATTATTAGCTAAAGTTACAACCATTTGAGTTGTATCAATAACAGATTGGGCAGATGAAGTAGAATAATTAAAATCATCCCATTGAAATTGAAGTTCAGGGGGATAGATTGTGTTAGTATCTATAGAATAAAAATGAAGTTTAGTTTGTTTAGATAAACTATTTACAAATTCATCGGCTCCACTTTGTTTAATAATAAATCCATCATTGGTAAAACCACCTAATCCTTTAGATGAACTATACCAAGTTTTTATAGTATTAGTTACTTCTACATCTAAATCTTTACTACTATTATAATTATAAACTTTGGATTGAGTAATATTTAATCCTAAAGAAGAACCAGTATACCAAGTACCTCCTCCAGCTACACTATTATAAGAAGCAGTGACATAAGAAGAAAAACCAGAAGTAGTCCAAGCATCTGATCCAGAGTAGGTTCTATACACCCAACTACATCCATTATCTATTTCAGGATTATCGTTAAATTTACCTGTTCCCATCCCCCAAGATCCTGATATTGGGTAGACTTCTAATGTTGTATCCAGATTAAGATTTTCAATATTAGAAATATAATTTTTTAAATTAACTTTAAAAGAAGAGGTACCAATTTTATTATCAATAATAGAGTCAATTTCTTCTTGAGAAAATTGAATTAAATATCTACTAACATGAGCAGTACCTGTTGAAAAGTCAGCTATAGCTTCTATAATAGAGTCTAACCCTGTGTTTTTAACAGGGTATCTTGAATATATAGTTGTATCTTTTGTTGGGAAAATTTTATATACTGCCATAATTATAAAGTTTTAACTCTACCTCTAATATCAACATCGGGATATTTAATTTCAAAAATTGAAGGATCTAATGAAGGGTAGATAATATTATTTAATGTAGCCCCACTTATATCATAGGCATATTGTGAGTATCCGTTAGCTATACCACTTTTATTTGATATATTTATACTATCTACAGTTTGAACTCCTTTAACTTGATCTAAAAGAATATATATTTCTCTTAATAGAATAGGTTGATTAATTTGTTGATTATCTATATTAAAATAATTTTGTAAAGCTAATATACAATCTGTTATAACTTGATTACTATTAAAATTAGGTAATACTATAATATCAAAATCAACACTAATATTAATTATAAAAGCATCTTTTATTTTAATAGAATCATTAATAGTTCTATATTGAGATAAATAAGTTGAAAGATTTTGTTTTAAAGTAGGAGAAGCTGTGATTAGTTGTCTATTAGCATTATAACTTAAAACATACAAATCTAAAGCTGAGGGGGATTCACCTGGAAGAAGATTTTCGAGTTTTTCGGGTTCGATATAAGCTTTAGCTATAGTACCATATTGAGAGGGTAAACTTAAAGATCTAACTAAGTAGTCTTCTTGAGTTACAGTTCTTAATTGAGCTCCAAAATTACCCAAAGTATTATTTCTTATTTCTTCTATATTATCTCCATCATCTCCCCCAGTAGCTGCTACTGGGTTTAGTACTAAAACAGAATCAAATATATTTTGGGCTAAATTAGAAGTATTATCTAAGTTAGAATTTTGAAATTTTATATCAGCACTTACAATGCTATTGATAACATTTGATTCAACATTAGCTGTCACTCCCCCTCCAATTAAATAAGTTACAGTTAATGTTGTATTAGAAGGAGCTATACCATAAGTATTACTGTATAAAAAATTAGAGGGATTAAAAGCTGTTGTTAATTTTTCTTGAGATGAAGGTAAACCAATTCCAACATTATCAGGGTTAGGTATTATAACTTCATTTATATTATTTTGATTAGTTCCTGCTCCAAATTGTATATCTAATTGAGTTTTAGATTTAAATCTAGTGACAAATCTTCTTGGTACTTTTTTTAAATTTAAAATATAAGGTACTTCACTAGAGTCAGATTGAGCGTTAGGATCAGGACCAAAAGGATTTTTATTTTTAATAGGTTCAAACACAGTCTCTTGAGCTAAATAAGGGACTTCAGTCCATTCATTACCGTCACTATCTATAATACTAGATATTCCGACTATATTAGCTTCATTAATAGTGACTGTTGGATATCTTTGAACATTAGTAAAGGTAAATGTTGTGGTTTTAGGTGTAGCTGAGATTGCTTTTCGTGTTTTCTTTAGAAGAAAAGAGGAAGGATCAGAACCAACTACCTCATAGATAGTAACTTCTGTAGGATCTAATGATGAAGAAAATGAAAAATCTATAGGGTCTTGGATTAAGAATCGAGTTGAATTTCCTGTATTAGATCCTACAATAGTATTATTAGTTATTAATAAAGCATAATCATAATCAGGCATATAAACCCCACCAACATCTTTAGCAGGGATTTTTTGATAAATGTCTATATCAACAATAGCTACACCTGTGGCTTTAGGTTTATAACCCATCATATAAGCTAAGTCATATAAATTAGGTTCTTGACGGGCATATTGTAAAAAAGTCTCTTGAATTTGATTATCTAAATAAAAAGATAAAACATCTCCTACATATGATGCCATTTCAATAAACATTGACCCAGGAGAATTAGGGCTAAAATCATTGTAGGTAGTAGGGAAATAGGTTTTTGAAAATTCAATAAGAGAAGATCTTAAGGAATCAAAATCCCTATTAATATACTTTATATCTTTATTTGTTTTAGTATCAGCCATTATTATGGATTAAAATTTATAGCTAAAGTATCTGTCTCATTATTAAAGACAGAATAAGTTATAATTATAGTTAAAGTATTATTGTCAGGTGACCCTAATACCTCAACTTTTTTTAAATTAACTTGAGGAAATTGAGAGGCTAATTCTCTTCTTATAACACTTTCAACATTTGAAAATGTATTTGTTGAAAGTTGTTCAAATAAGAAATTTTTTAATCCTCCCCCATAGTTGGGATTTAAGGGACGTTCACCTTTATTAGTTGAAAGATACACAACTATATTTGATTTTATTTGATCTCTAGTAGTATAATTTAATTTAAAAGGTATAGATCCTGATATGGCTGAATTTGAGAAAGGGAAGGCCAAACCAACAGCATTTCTTGGTTGTAAATCAATAGGAAATATGTTAGTTTGTTTTATAGCCATTATTTATTCATTAAGTTCATTATCTGATTCATACTTAACTCACCAGCTGGGAGATCAGAGCCGGGCATAGCTCCTCTAGGGTTAAACTCAGCTACATTTTGGGTTGTAAAAGTAGCAGCAGTCTCACCTAAAATATTTTTATATTGTTCTCTTTTTTGTTCCATAGTTAAAGAAGGAGTAGAAGAATAGGATGGGGGGAGAGGAGCATATTCAGAAACTACTTGTTTTGGAGCTTTAACAGCTTCTAGTAAAATTTCTCTTAATTCTTCTCTAATAACTTCTCTAACAGCTTCTTTAATTATAGATTTGAAAGTATTAGTCTTCATTGTTTATAAATATTTATTTAATATGCTTTTAAGTTATCTCTATCAATAATAAGTTTTAATTCATTAATTAAAAGTTCTCTATCAGTTGTAAAAGATAATTCAGTTTCAATTAATTTAATACCTTGAGAATTTAATCCAACTGCTCTTCTTCTATTTACAGTAGGAGAAAAAGGTACTTCCTCTATTTCTATTATAAATCCTTGATAAGTTGTATCATTTAAAGTTTGAGAAGCCTCTTGTTGAACTTTAGCTATCTCTTTTAGGTCTGGGTTTAAAGGTATGAGGGGTGGGAGTTGGATTGGGGTTTGGGTTATAGGGTCAATTACTTGTAAAGGAGAAGAAGTTGTAGGTTTAGAAGTTATTACTTCATCAACTTCTCTTCCATCCTTTACTCCTATTTCTTCAATAGTTAAAATTAACCCATCACCAACAATTTGGGTTTTTTCTAATTTTTTTCTTATTTTATTTTTTAAATCAACAGTTTCAGTGTCAAATTTTAGAGGACTACTCCCTAAAACTCCTTTATCTACTGTTAGATATTTAGGTTCTTGAAAACCTAAAGAAGGATCAAAAGTTGATTTTGTATAATCTTTACCCCCATTTTCAATTAAAGCTCTAATAACTTTATTACCAGATACTATAATAGTAGCTGTAGCTCCTGAACCGTCTCCACCATTTAGTTTAATATTAGTATAAGTTCCATCTTTATAATTTCTCCCAGAATTTTGGATTTTTAATTTTAAGATTGGACCTTTAATTACTTTCTTAGTAGAAGTAACATTATCCCCTTCAGGATTAGGAGAAGGATTTATAGTACATTTAGCTATAGCTATATCTAAATTACTTAAAGCTGAAACTAAAAGAGCGACAGCTGAGGATAAAATAGATATAGGCACCAATAAACCATCAATGGCATCTTTTATAGGTTGCAATCTTGAATTACCTTTAGTATCTAAGGTGACTGAGGTAATGGTATCATCTATGGCTCCTAAAGTAGAAGGGACAGCACCTGGGGTTATGGGGAGAAAAGCGGCAGCTGCTTGAGCTACAGTTTTTGTAGTCTTTGTTATAGTTAATACAGTTAAAATAGTACTTAATAAAGTTGAAGCTAATCCTAAACTCAAAGTAACTGTATTTAAAAAAGTTGAAATAGAATTAGCTTGAGTAACTATATTATTTCTTAATACTATAAGTCTTTCAAGTTCTCTAGGACTAGGACAGGCTTCTCCTAAAAATTTAGTAGTTAATTCCTTTTGTAAAGGAGGTACCATAGTATTAACTATAGTTAATCCTTTATTAATTATAATAGGGCGTAAAGCACTAATTCCTTTTAATTTTAAATCTTCAGGAATTGATTTTTTAACCTTATTTACATCTATTTCATTACTTTCAGCCATTATATGGTAAAATTTTGCTTTGATCTAGAGTTATTTTTTAAAGGAGCTGCTACTTGATTCTTTAGAATATCTACTAATTGTTTAGCAGTAGCAGCTTGGGGGGCTAATTTGTCTTGGTTAGTCAAACTAAAAATTTCAAACCAATTAGCTAATTGATTAACTAAAACTAATAAAATATCAACTGTGGTATTTCCTTTTAATAAGGGTTCTGTCGCTTCTTTATTACCTAAAAATATACCAGCACTATCAATTATCATCAAATTAGTATCAATATTTACAAAATTAACACTATTTAAATTTATTGATTTTTTTGATGAAAGAAGAATATCACTATCTGTTGTATTAAATAATAATCTACCAGAATTTAATATAATCTGATTTTTGTTATATTCTTTTGGAGATGTAGGTTGTTCAGTATAGCTATTATAATTTTTACTTGATACTTCTATATTTACTTTTTGGTTAGAAGTTAAATATATAGAAGATTGGTCTTTATTTATATCTTCAGTTATTGGCACCCAAGCGTCACTTGAAATATTACTTGGTTGACCATTTCTAATTATAATATTAGGATTATTAGTATTATTATCAATATAACTTCCTAATCTAATTGAATTACCCCATCTTCCTTCTAATAAATTATCTCCAGAAAAGGGTTTTAAAGGGTGAGTATTTATTTGCTCATTAAACCCAGGTCCTAAATTAATATCTGTTGATTCATCATTAACTCTTCTTATATCTCTTGAAGATCCATCAATAGCATCTTCATAATCTGAAGAGGTGTTGTCTTTAGGTTGTTTAGTTGAGTCAGGGACAGCATTATGATGTTGGCTATTCCATACATTTATGGGGGGTAGATAATAAGCTGTGGTTAAGCTGGTGTTAGTTTGAGAGTCCCAGGCTGCTAAAAATATAATAGGAACTAACTCATTTATTAATGGGTAAAATTTATGATTAGAAAATAAAGGTGTAGCTATATTATTAGCATCAACAGCAAAAGGAAATTGGACACTGTCAAAAAAAACAGTTCCAATACCATTCCATTCTCCATATTCAGAGAATTTTGGATGAGTATCGTCTAAAATAATATCAAGTACACGAGCATAAAGTATTTCTTTTCCTTTAATAGGGGGAGGGGTAGAATTATTCCCTACATTTTTAGTTAAGGTAGAAATACCTTGATATATTCTAGGCATTATTTTTTATCTTTACCTTCGTTATATTTTTTTACTTCATCTAATAACTGTTGTTTTTCAGCCTCTGTCATTCCAAATACCTCTCCTCCTTCTTCAGCTTGTATAGTTCGTTGAACAATTGTAGCCATTTTAATTAAGGCTTCATCATTTTTAACTCCTATCTCAAGATATTCCTTTATTAAAGGAACTATAAGAGTAGCATCCCCAATTTCTTGAACCATTGGTTTAAGTTCATGGATTAAAATGGAAATTTGTTCTTCTTTTTTTTTCTGGTTATTATAAATTTCTTCTAAAAGGTTAGAGAAAGTTATCTTTCCAAATATTTTTTTATCAAATTTACCCATGATTATAAATATATCTTGGTTAAAAATTGGTATATCCGTTATCTAAATAAAAAAGATATTGTTCTTTATATATTTCACCTAAACGATCAGCCACACGTGTTATATGTGGAGTTTTAACATCTATCATTTCTCTGATGTAGATGTAAAGAGCTTTTTTATTAAAAATATCTATACCTTCTCTTCTTCTAAATACTTCTAATATAGCATCAGCTACTTGGGCATCTTTGTCTTTAGGAAAGAGTTCATAAATATTATCAGAACAATACTCCACATACTGATCTATAAAATCTGATATAGCATCAGTCTGGTTAAGAGGGGTATCTAATTCATAAGAGTGATTAAGGTCCTTATATAATTCTTCAACTGGGGCTTTATCTACTCTTTTTTTATAGTTTTTAGTATTTTGAATTATAAGATATCTCTTAACTATTGTTCCAAAATATGAATAAGCTTTAGCTCCTTTACTTGGGTCAAAGAGATGGATTTTTTGGAGGAGGAAAGTTATAATTTCATGTTGAAGATCTTCAATATTATCTACTTCAGTATAATAAAATTTAAAAGTATGAATAATATTTTCAGTTAATTTAAAAAAGGCATAATGAATATGTCTATGATAAATTTTCTCCTTTTCACTAGAGGAAGTGGCCTTATTATAGGCCACTATAGCATCCTCAGTTTCTTGAGTAAAATAATTATTTGATGATGGTTTTTTTTTCTTTATAACTTCCTCTATCATAATTTATCTACTTTAAAATTTGATAGAAGATGTTGTAAATTTTTTATTTCTTCATATATAAAACCTACCTCATCATCATTTTTGAAAATACCTTTACTATCTATATTTTTGATTTTTTCATCAGCAAATTCAATAGCTTTAGAAAATTGATCTAAATAAGTTTGATATCCTAATAAGATATCTTCTTGTTTTTCATTTTTTCTTAAAAGGTTAAAGGTTGTAAATCCTAAGATTACAACTAAACAACCTAATATACTAATTATAATTGTTGTCATAGATTATCTAACATATTTTTTAAGTTAACACTTTGTATACTACTTAAAGCCTTTTGCTTAACTGGGGTTTTTTTCTCTTTAGTTAGAGTAAAATTTTCTTTTTTAATCTTAGTTTTAGTTCCTTTAAAAGTTGGAAGCCATTCCTTTTCAAATTCAATACGAGCAGCCATTAGATCGGCTTGATGGACAATATAAGGAAGAGCAGTTCTAGGTTTAGTAGCTGGAGAGAAGCTAATTAGATATTTTTTATTAGCTTCATCATACAATCCATCATGAGTTTGGATGGCTACCATTTCATTAAAGGTGTATTTGATACCATGAGCCTGAAGAAGATATAGACCACGATCAGGAATAGAAGCAAAGGCTAACTTTTCACTATGTTGGTAAGTTTCACCTAATTTTTCTTTCCTCCATTGATCAGTCTGGGGGATATAGGCTTCATGTTCTTCATCTCCTATTTTACCTAAGTCATGGTTTAAAGCAGAAAAAACTAATTCTTCTTCAGTATAAGTAGAAGTATCTACCCCCATCTCAACCCAGACATTGTTTAATTTTAGAGCACAATCTACTACTCTGAGGACATGATCTACATACCCTCCTGGGAATGCGTTATGATATTCTTTTTTGTGGGCTGCCGGCATCATCATAATACGATCAGAGTATTGAGAATAAAAATCTAGTAATTGAGAACGACGAGGTTCTTCAATAAAAGTTTTAATAGTCTCTTCTAAATCTATCCAATTCTGTTGGATTTGCTCCGCTGTTAATTCCATAACCTTTATTTTTTCAAATTTTATTTAATTCTCTTCCTTCAATTGATTCTCTCTCAATAGAAGATCTAATGTCACCTAATTGCTCTAAACACTCTGCTAGAGCAACTCTAACATTATCTAGGTCTCCTCTAGAGGCATAAAAATCTATATGCTTCATTTTAGCTTCTAATCTGTCTACCTGATTATTTATATACTCTCTCTGTCTCATTTTTTTATTAACTTTTTATTTTTTTATATTTGGAATTGAAGTTATAAAACTTTTTAGGGAAGGCCAATTTACTTTAAAAAAAGGTCAAGAAGATTTTTTAAAAAAGCACACTTTTCATATTCCTCTATTTCTTCAAAATATTTTAAGGATAATTTAAGGGAAATTTTTAATTCTTCATCCACATTCAAGGTTATAATTTTTTTAACCTTCTTATCCTTTAAATCTAAACCATCTATGTAACCATAAGCCCTTCCATAAAGCATGGCTTCACCAGCTCTTTCTATCTCACTAATGTCTAATTTAGGATCAACTTTTTTAAACATTTCAATTAATCCCTTACTATAAGAAGTTTGATTCATAATAAGTTTCTTAAACATTTTTAGTTTAATAAAAGGATCATTGAAATCTATAGCTAAAGGATTAGCCTGATTAACAGGTTCTTTAGAGTTTAATTCTTCCTTTCCCCCAAATAGACCAAATATTTTATTAGGGTCAATAGGCATTTTCTATAAATATTACTTACAATGATAATCAGCTGCCCTTGTAGCTATTTGTTTATTTGGTTTAATATTAGCTTTATAACCTAAAGATGTAACCCACCCCTTAGCAGCTGAGACTAGTCTATTACTAAAATAAAATTCATCATCATTATAATCTAAATCTACCTCTACTTTTATAGTGGGTATATTTTCCGAAATTAAGTTGGCCACCTCTAAAGAAAATTCAGTCTCCTTCCACAACCGAGTCCAGTTATCTTTAGTTGGAGGAATAGAATTTTTTTGATAGATATAATGGACACCATTATTAGGATATCTATAAGCTATAGCTGTAACATATATAATTTCTTGCCCATAACGTTGAGAATCCGTTCCTATATGTATTTCTATAAATGGGTCGCCACCTATCATTTTAACGGTGTAGGTGATGGGATTTACGGGTTTTCCATCAACTGTTCTAAACTTCATAATTAAAAAAATTTGTACCGGTAGAGGGACTCGAACCCCCAAAAACTTGATCCTAAGTCAAGCGCGTATGCCAATTCCGCCATACCGGCGCTCCGTATTTGCTTCGTTCGGGCGGAAGATGTTGGATTCGAACCAACGCATCACTTTCATGATGACGGTTTAGCAAACCGCTCCATTAACCACTCTGGCAATCTTCCTTTTAGGCGGTGAGGGAGAGATTCGAACTCCCGGTACCTTTTAGTACTTCGGTTTTCAAGACCGACGCAATAGACCACTCTGCCACCTCACCTAAGCCCATTATTGGGCTGCTTCTGGAGTAGCTGATGGGAGTGTCTCAAGAGAGTCGAGCAACTCACCAACAGAATCAACAGGAGCTACATGAACTGTAGAATCCTGAGTTGCAGCATTCTCACAGTTTTCACAATCACCTTGGGTTCCACATCCCATGAAACCAACAGCGGCTAAAACAATAAACAAGTTTTTCATATCTATTATAAGTATTAAATTTTTCAATTAAATATCCCATTCCTCGGCTGCCATTAAATAAGCTGAGCCTGAATCTAAAGTTGGGTCCTCCATCATAAAAGCTATAGCTGTAGATCTGACTTCTGTTATAAGTCCATACTTAGCTGCTTCTTTTAAAACTGAATCAACAACATCTTGGTAATTAGCTTTCATTTTTTCTTTTTTGTTAGTGGGGGAACTCTATTGTTCCCCCATTCAACAACATGGCATTTATATTAATCTCAAACAAATTGAGAAGCGATTTCATACAATTCTTGATTAATTTTCAAATCCTGTTTGAAATTTTTAATCCGACGAGCTTTACGCAATTTAACTCCACTAATATATTCAAAATCTCCATCAATTACTTTCTCTTGGAGAACATTAAATACATTCCACAAATCATCCCCCTCATCTTCCTTGCGAGTGGGTTTAAGAATATCTTCAATATTGAGGCCATAATCTTTAATAATATCTTGGTTTTCGTTAACTTTATCAAATCGAGTTTCAATAGCTTTCTTAGCAAATTCTACTTTTTGTTCTTGAGACAAAACAGTATTCTTAAACTTATTCATAACCTCAACTGTAACTGGAAGCTGATCAACCAACTCAGAAACAATAGCTTGAACTTCTTCAAACGAATAACCCATATGGCGGATTTTCTTATCAGCAAATTGTTCAGTTGCAATTACCAATCCATTAGAACAAACCAACCTAAACAACCCAGCTGTAAATTGAAAGCTATTTTTCCCATCATGAGAGTTAGTAACCAAAATTTGAGGATAAACAGTGTCGTTATCATTACCTTGAATTACAACATCTGGGTTACGGAAAACCAACATATGTTTTTGGTATCCCTTGTTACGACGAGCTCTAACTTCAACAGCTTTACTAACACCCCATCCCATTTTTTCCATATCTTCAATAATACGGTCAGTTGGGATGTGAACATACTTCTCAGAAGTTGAAGTCATCTTAGCTGAGGTAAAAACAGATGGAGCTGCTGTTTTAACTTGTTCTTTTGTTAAAAATTCCATAACTTTTATTTTTTCTTTTTTATTTAAATATAACTAACTTAGAGTGTGGAGCCAAACTTAATTAAAGAGAGCTTGAAACTCAAGCAAATCTTTTTCAGCTTCCTCGTAATTACCAATTCCGTATTGATCAACAATCAAGTAAAGAGCATGCTCATCATCAAAAGCAGCCATTACATGATCCCCTTCAGTGGCCTTAAGGTATTTTCTAATCATGATAGCAGTAACAATAAGTTCATCAAATGAACATTCATTCTCAATAAGTTTTGAAGCAAACTCATTTGTCAATTCGGGCAAAGCTGAAATAGTCATGTTGTTAAATTTTATTTCTTATTTTACACTCTAAAGATAACAAACTTAGCCTGTCAAGCCAAACTTTTTAATAAGAAAGATTAACCCCGTAAACTGTTGTAACAGATCCACTTAAAACCGTAGGATTTGTTGCTATAAACTTAATGTGACTCGCGGGTATGGTAACAGATGGAGTAAAGGAAAAAGTCGCTGTAGATGACGGATTTATTATAAAACCTGCGTGTACTGACTCTGTTATAACAGTACAGTTTGTAAGAGAGGAAATAGAAGCAGAGTTAAAAATTTGTCTATAAGCTACCTCTCCATAAGGAGAACTTGGGTCAGAAAAAACAGTTCCCTCAATAACAAAATAGGTAACATTAGGAATATCATTTACTAAAGTAAAAGTAGCTCCAATAGATAAATCAGACGAAGCAGTAACCCCATTTCTTAAATCAGTTCTTGTGTATGTTGGCATATTAATAAATATCCAAGATTAAGCCAACTTGCACATACCTCACCTCAAAATATCCGTATATACAAACCTTATCTAAAATCTAATGGATCTTCACCAGGAAACTCATAGTCATCATCATACTTACCTTCTCCTTTTCCCCCCACATAAGGCCCAATTTTATAAAAATAAGCTAAATCATCAGGCAATATAAAATAATCAGGTTTAAAAACATTCCCTACATATAAAACTTCATCCTCAGTGAAGGTAGATATAGTGTTCATAAAATCCGGGTTAAATACGAAATTTGGATTATCCGCGGAAATTCCAATAATAATAGGAACTCGATCAGGAGTATCACGAGATTGCCTTGAAATGAAATTATAAGCGATTTTCGGGTCTGTAGTGAATGAATGAATACCCCTTTGACTACGAGGAGCAACTTCTAACCCGGGGTTAGGAACTGCTATAAATTCATATTTTGATAGGTCAATATAATCATCCCAATCGAGTTTTTCAAATGTAGAGAAGGGAATAGTTGCTCCTCTGAGAATTAGTTTTTTACCACGAGGAGTAGTAATCAAATCATTTGAGTTGGTGGATGCTAAGGGGTCTAAGATCCTGGGAAATTTGGACTTTAAGGATAGGAGCTTTGGGGCGTTGCTAATTAAAATAGAAGGGATATCTACCCCTTGTCCTATTGTTGCGTTTGTGAAAGACCTTAACCCTAATAAAAATTCATTTTCATCCTCTGTATTAGGTTCGGGTTCATTCCCAATTAAATAAGCAAATTTGGCTCTTTTTTTACTATCGGCTTTTAGGGCTTGAGGGTTTGGGTCGGCAAATAGTCTTTTACCGTACTCTAGTTCTCTGAGGATATTAACTAATTTCACGGTTAATAAATATTATAAGGCATCATGAGGATACCATTCGTCATCATCCCATTCTAAGATGATTTCTTTTTCTTCTTCGTCCATAGGTCATTAAATGTTTGAAGGTTAGTATGTGATTTTTAGAGAGAAAACCTGGGTTAATTCATAGTAATAAATATAGGTATATGTTTTTTCGATAGTAAAAAAGTTTTAAAGATCTTTTTTACGATTTTGTAACTTTTGGAAAGGTTTGGCAAAATGGAAAAATGGGATAAGTTATGGGATATAGGTATATATTTTGTCGATGGTAAAGATTTTATCTCCCTATTAAACACACCACACCCTGCTAACATACCCTGTCCGCATCGATGGATAACAACGCCCGTGGGAGATACGGTGCTATATAGCGGTACGTACGTACGACACAGATACGACAGACTCCTTACGGAACCTGTCGCACCACATTCTTATCGTTTCGTAAATTACGCCTCGACAGTTTCGACAACTTTTTTCGGGCGGCCGGGTTTTCCACCTCCAGCTGCTTTTTTAGCATTCAACTCAGCGATTCGCATTTGACGCTTCGATTCCGGATTCACAGTGCCTGCTGGTCGACCACGCTTAATTACTTCACCACTTGCGATACGATTCGCAATTTCGGCCAAACGCTTCTGACGAGCCGATTCTGGATTGATACCGCTGCCAACCGGCCGACCTGCCTTACGCTTTTCAACATTCAATTCAACGTTCATCACGACTTGGTTTTTGGTGTTCTTAGACATGGTGTGTTGTGT